AGGCTTGCTGGATACATATCCACATCGTCATCCATGTACTCCAAGGAGTGGAATGCATAGCGATGTACTTTCTTGGAAAGCTGCATGTTCTGTGACTGAAGACGACCATCGGCATTAAAGCCCTGACGAACGCCCTGTATACCCTGTTCCCCTGGTAGATGCTGATACTCACGGTAGAAGCAGTTGTTGTTGAGATGTCGTGCTACTCCGCGTGGGATGGTGTACCGTTCGCCGTCCCATAACTCATATGCTTGGAACTCATCGCCTGGGTACATCTTGTAGTTGAAGAGAACTGAGCCTCTGCCACCGTTGGTAGCTGGATTCTCAAGGTTCTTAAAGATACCGGTAACCATCTCTGCATCACGGTCGCGCATCTTCTTGATCTGACGCGCAAGCTCTTCTTTGGTGATCTTGGGAGCCCGTGCTTGTGCTGCTGTGGCTGGTCTTACTTCCGGCTTATTCATAACTTTGCTCATACTTTCCTTTCTTAAGGGGATGGGCAGGGATTGCTCCGCTGCCCTATCAATTACACGTTGTTGACGCTGAATGACTTACCAGCAACCCAGTAGATCACGTTGGTAGCAACACCAGCTGGGGACGCTGATCCCGCTTGGAGTTGGATACCGATTGTGGCTGTGTTGGTAGTAGAATCGCCGAGGATGTTCGTATTGAACTGGAGCGCAACTGCTGTGCTTTCACCTATCGGCACAATCTGCGCTGGAGTGAATCCAGGGTCAGTTGTGAGAGGGAATGCGAATGCAGTGAATCCAGTCGTGTCTATATCGACGGTGATGGTATTGGTATACCCATTAGCATCTGTTGCGCCGACCGCAACGATGTCTCCTTGGAGGCCATCCATTTGTGTCATACCGAACGCTACAGATGAAACTGTAGGAACGATGAACCGAACCGTTTGGCCAACAGTCAATCCATGAGTTACAGACAATGTCACAATAGCTTGTGTAGCCTGTGAGATATTGGTGATGTAACGGTTACGTGGATAGAAATATGCGTCATACGGTATACGACGGAATGTACCTGCTCCTGGAGAAGCGGCTGCGATTGGTGACATGTACGCAAGCGTGAAGCTTGTGTTGGCAACGATAGTTCCAATTGTGAAGTCTAAGCCTCTCAATTGAAGCGCACCGACAGTTGAATATATGCGAACAATATCGCCTACATTCAAGAGAGAGGTGTCCCCTGTTTGAACTACCGGAGGTGTACCACCGGTTATCCCTGTGATAGCCGTTGAAGGCCCAGGAATGTTAACTGAGGTGTCTACCAAGAAGAATCCAGCATTTGCTGCGATCTGTCCTATGGTAAGTGCCTGAGTGGTAGCAGTCTTGGTGTAAATAACACCACGGCCTTGTGTCATTCCCCGTTGCCAGTAGAACCACGCGCCTGTGCCTGCACCTGTAGCGTATGCCACAGTTTCGTTAAGCACCCACATATAGTCGAGATCGGAGCGAATTGAGAGGATTACGGCAGAACCAGTGCTTGTGAAGCGACCTTGATTTGTGCCTGAAAATACAACTGACATAGTTCCTCCTTAAAGTAGCGTGCATCGCATGTTCGTGATCCATAAATCGTTGAGGATTCTGGGCACTTCTGCGAAGACGTAACCGATGGTGACGTTCTGGAACAATGGGTCCGAGAACACTGGAGGACGATACAAGAAACGAGCCGAGTAATTATCTTGCTCTACGCAAGCCAGGGCCTCCATACCTTGAACAAAGACGTTGTATACGTCGTTGCCCAATGCAGAAGCATTTGGTGATACGCTCGCAACTGAAGAAAGCATGAAGCGAACGTTGTTCACGTTACCCCATTCTGATCTCAATACGCGATTGTCATTCGGATAGTTCCATTTGGATATGAATCCGTTAAGGTTATTAAGGTCCTTAGAGAGCTTGGTATGACCCAATGCTAGATAAGAATCCCTCACAGGCCCTGTCCCGAATTTATCCTCTCCGCCGATGGTATCGAGAATCATCCATGCATCGTTTGTTAACAATGCTGAAGTAACTTCGTCAATGTCAGATAGAGATAAATTAGTTGGAAGGTCCCCGTTGGTACCGCCTGTACAGTTATAAATAGAAGCGGTTGAGGCCAGCATATCGCGAGTCAGCTGGTCTTCTGTCATACGAAGTGACAAGCCCAAGAGCTCGGCAGTTTCGTTGAGGACAGGGTCTTGGTTCTGGAGCGTGACTTGTTGGTTGATTGCTACATACAATCCGTAGAAGGACATAGTAGCATCGATATCAATTCTATTGAGAGGCGTTGCTGGAGGAGTTGCGCCGCTGGGCCCAAGTGGGACTGGAGCGGTTGGCAATCTATCGTAGCGCGCCATACGTAATGTTCTACCACCCTTGGCAGGAAGACGTTTGGACAATGCACCCAATTTCATAATTAGGTTCGGTGTTCTTACCGATAGAAGCACGTCATCAAAAGTCTGTTGCACAGGCGCTGGTAGAGTTGTAGGTGTAGTTATCATACACACACTCCTTTAGTGCGAACGTACAGAGACTAAACTGACTTAACTATTGGCAGGACGAGACCCATTACGTCCCTGAGTGGCGAGCTCCATTACGCCGAAGGGGAAATATCGATGGTTGACGAGACCCGTTACGTCGTGGGTTGACGAATCCCTTACGTCAAGGCGCAGTATAGTAAAAAGATTTGTCAGGAAGCAAGAGACATATTTGCCAGGACATACCACAGAATCGACGCGACTTATAGGCGACTTTTGGCGCGCTTTTGACGCGCATCGTGAATTATGTTATCCAGCCGCGATAATTCGGGCGCGCAAAATATTTCATTACCTAAATAGTGGGGTATATTCGTAAGTGTGATAAAGCCCAGGGGAAAAAGAAGAAACCCTGGGCCCAGACAGGATGGGACAATAAAGTTATCGAGGCTTCTTGATCTTGAAGAAGCAACAGCAGGTAATGAAGTCATCCTCAGCTAATCTACGAGCCTTCTCATGGGCTTCGATGACTGATGGATGCTTTGGCCCTGGCCGCTGGACCGGAGGGGTATTGATGGTAATGACATTGCTTACATGTACTCCATTATCCTTTTCTTGTCCTACACATAAAGAAAAGATACTTAACAGTATTAGTTTCTTTACCATGGTTCGCCCTCCTCTTAGGCTTACTTGAGACTCTTGGCATACTCCATTTGCTTAAGGATCTGTTCCTTACGCTCCTTAGTTAGTATACGCCTATCATAGTCGCCAACGCGAGTCAAAGGTGTTTCGCTGGTCTGCGGTGAAGCATTAGCTGCGGAACGAGGCTTATTCTTGTTATCTTCCATCTTCTTATCCAACGACTGAAACTCATCAATATTGAGCCCACTACTACGTATCATCTCGTAGGCTGCGATTCCACGATCATGTAGGTTGGTATTGGCATATATAGTCCTAAAGAGCTCAGGTTTGGCATCCTCAAGCTTCTTGAGATTGTCCCGAGTTACCACTGCATCAAAGTCAGGATATTTGCTCTTGAGGCGAATTTCAGCGCTTGCCAAGGCATTCTCACGCTGGTTATCTTCAAGCTGCTTCTTTATATTCCTATTCTCTTGCTTAAGAGCCTTGAAATACTTCTTGAGCTGCTTGCCTTCTACGATGCTATCATCGCCCAGATCAATGTCGTCCTGGTCATCGACTACCTGCATCTTGGTTGATGGCTGATTCTGAGACATATTGGCCTGAATCATGCGCTCAAGTTCTAAGGCTCTCCGCTCAGCATTCTCCATTCGTTCACGAAGTGTGCTTATGCTGGCCTCTTTCTGCGCATTCCAGCGTGCTTGGGCTGCTGGATCCGGCTGTGACTGTTCCTTAGGCGCTTCCTGCTTTGCTTCTTCAGCAGGAAAGGTATTCTGAGCCAAGATTTCTTGCTCATTTAACATACTACTTCCTCCTTAATCTTGATTAGTGCATCTACTTTCTCGCCATTCTCTTTAATTACCCATTTCTCGAGTTCTCCGGTCTCCATCAAGATGACAAACTTGGCCAGATCTGAAGTTTCCTTGTCGGTGAGGTATTTCTGCTGATTTCGTAAGATATGCTGGTAAAGAATCCCGTCTGGAATGCACCAAAGAAACTCGAGCCCGCCAGAGACAGCTCTATATTTCCATACTGATTGCTTATATACGGGCGTGGGACATGATTTGCGTGCAAAGATGATAGTACGAGGATGCCGCAATACGCGGTCCACCGTTACCAGTAGAACTACATAGAAATCTTTGCCAATGTACCCAGTCTGGGTCTTGGCTTTGAGAGCAGTATCGTGCAGACGAGCCAGAATATCGGGCTCCATCTGACGACGGTATTCGATTATATCGTCTTCGAGATCTAGTCGGCGGGTGTCATGCTCCAATACTACCTGACCGGCGACCTTTTTTAGTTCGCCCACACTCCTCCTTTTCAACGAGAGTATTACAAGGCGTAATATACTCAAAAAAAAGAACCCCTGGCAAGGAGCAACTTAACCAGGGGAGGATTCTTCGTGCGTCAGGGAGTTGAACCAACGCACCAAGGAACATAATGATGTCCCCTGCGCTATAACAATTTAATGCTCCCTGTGCTAGATACCATAGATTGGTGACTAAGAGAAATTAAAGATAATTTATTTATCTATTGACAAGCATCTTGGATTATATAAAGTGGAATATAGGAGCAACAAGGAACATATTCGTCACTATTCTAGAGAGTGTCACGTCTCTGTGACCCTTCGCGCTCATATTGTAAGCATGTATAACAACCAACCTAGGAGATACTATGTCTAAACGACTAGTCTTGATCGCCCTTCTGTTGCCTATTTCTGGCTTTTCTATCACTCGCGAGGAACGCATGAAAGAGATCGAGAATCAGGTCGACAAACTCAATCTACATATCATGAAGCTGTGCATAGGTGTACTTTCATGCCCTATAGCAGTATTCACTATGCCCAAAGAAGAAAGAACCGATACCTCAAAGTCCTTGCAGGATTATATCGATGAAGTAGAAGCACTCGAGAATGAATATATGGAACTCTATCATCAGGAACAGAAATGAACTCTAAGCTTATTATTTGTCTTATATTACCCCCTATCTTTCTACACGCTGGTGAAGAACCAGACGCTACCAGATTCTGGATGGGATTTGCCACCAAGAATCTTGTTACTGCGACCAAGACCCTCAAGCAAGTTGTAGATGAAGTACCAGAAGTAGCCAATACTGCTGGTGGAGAGTTTATCAAGGGAGCTATTACTGAGCTTGCCAAGAATGATAAAGCAGTCCAAGCATTGGGTGGCAATCTAGCGAAGGGGGCAATGGCTGAACTCACATCCCCTCAGCGCCAGCAACTCGCGTATGACCTCATAAAGGGTGGTGCTGAAGGTTTAGGAGCTGCTGCAACAGGCGCTGTTGTGGTAGGAGCCAAAGCTGCGTCTGCTAAGGTTACTGCTGGGGTTGTTGGTGCCAAGGTAGCTGTTGTGACTAAGGCTAGCGCAGCTGCTGCTGGAACCAAGGCTACTATTGCCGCTGGTTTAGCATCTCCTGCTGCTCCATTCGTTATAGGAACATTAGTGGTTGGCGGTGGTGTTGCTGGTGGCACGTACGGA